TGGATGCGTGCGTGTGTTTGGTGAGAATGACGGTGGATCGCTGACTGGCAATACCTTGTTACGATCTGAAGAAGTCGATGTTGACTACCGATCACGCAACGCGCTTGACCTTATTTTAGATGATGAGGTCTTTGATTACACAGCGCAGAACACAGGCAAGCACGCCTACGCTAACACCACAATGACCAATGCGTGGACGGCAGGACAGCTCACAACAAACAGCGGAAGTATTACCACGACGACCACAGGGACAGTATTTAGCACGTATGCATTTTTCCCATGCCTAGGCACAACTACTCTTGCAGTTGATACAGAGATTGGATTCAGCGCGCAACCACAAAGCAACACGTTCATCGAGTTTGGTTTCGGTATTCCGGGAGGCGCAACAGCAGCGCCTTCGGATGGGGTTTTCTTCCGGCTGAATGCCTCTGGACTTCAGGGGATTGCATCGTTTAACGGCGCAGAAACTAGTTCAGGTGTATTTCCTCTGTCAGGTGGCACTGGGACATGGGCATACACAAACTCGAAACGATACCAATTCATCTGCTACACAACACCGGTAGAGGCGCAATTCTGGGTAAATGACGGAACAGGTGCAAATTGCCTCGGGGTGATTCCTTTGCCATCTGGCCAGTCTCGCATGTGCTTGGCCGCATCTGGACAGTTCTTCTTGAAACACAGAATCACAGGCGGAGCGGCTGGGGGTGTTATACAGGCAACGATGGGCGCTTATAACGTTAGACTAGGCGGCCCGCAATTTTCGTCTACTGTATCGACAGCTGGCAATCGTAAGCATGGAAGTTATCAAGGGTTGTCCGGTGGCACTATGGGCAGCTTGGCCACCTATGCAAACTCAACCAACCCAACTGCAGCGGCTCCAAGCAACACGGCACTTACAGCCAACTTGCCGGGCGGCTTGGGTGGACAGGGTGCGGTAACGGCGGCAGTAGCAGCGGCAACAGATGGCATCTGGTCTGAATATGCGGTACCGGCTGGAACTGTAAACATTGCCGGCAGACGCCTTTGCCTTCGAGGAGTCCGACTAGATTGTGTCAACTTGGGTGCAGCAGTAGCGACCACAGCGACAACCATTCAGTTTAGTTTGGCATTTGGTCATACAGCGGTATCACTTGCTACGGCGGAAGCCGCAGCGGCGAAAGCGCCTCGCAGAATTGGCATAGGCATAATGACATGGCCTGTAGGTGCGGCGATTGGGGCACAGCCTCAGTTCGGGTCAATATTCCTAGACCTTGGTGACGCGCCAATCTATGTCAATCCGGGGGAGCGTGTGGCACTTGTCGGTAAGTTCCTTGCAGGTACAGCGACAGCTTCACAGGTAATAAACTTTGTCTATCAACCAATCTACGGATGGGAATAAGGTTGGTTGAATGTCACTACTACTTGCAAGCGGCGGCAGTGGTTACACGATTGCATGCGATCCCGGCTCCTATGTGTTGTCGGGAGTCGATGCCAGTCTGGTTGTATCACGCGCAATATTCGCCGATGCTGGAGCATATTCGCTTAGCGGGCTAGACGCTGGCCTAGTAGTAGCAAGAAAGATACAGTGTGACGTAGGCTCGTATTCGGTTGCTGGTACGGATGCAGGATTATCAGCATCGAGAAAAATAGCGTGTGATGCTGGCATCTATGCCTTAACAGGCACAGATGCAGGCTTGATAGTAGCGCGGACAATCACGCTAGATTCAGGCGCTTACGTTCTAACTGGCAATGACGCGGAATTTGAATACTCAGGCGCAGATACTTACACGCTTGAGTGCGAGCCTGGACTATATGCAATAACAGGGGTTCAGTGTAGGTTCGTTTACTATCGCGCGTGGGTTGTGAATGGCAATGTATCAGGTGATTGGGACGTGCAATCAAACACAGGCGGAAGCTGGGCGATTCAAGAAGACGTATGAGGGTTTAAGACATGGCAACGTATAACAAGTTTCAGGCGTGGGTAGACTATCTGACAGAGGGCGTTAACTGTTCATCTGATCAATTCGTTGTCGCACTCACAAACAGCGCTCCAAGTGCAACGAATAGCATTCTGACGGATATCACGCAGATCAGTTACACCAACTGCTCAAGCCGCAACCTAACCACTGCATCCAGTTCACAGTCTAGCGGCACATATTCGCTTGTAGTCAATGATTTGACGCTAACAGCTTCGGGCGGTTCAGTAGGCCCGTTTAAATATGTTGTCGTATATGACGACACGGTAGCGAATGATCCTTTGGTGTGTTGGTATGAATACCCAGGGAGCGCGATCACATTAGCTGACACTGAGGTGCTGTTGATTAACTTCGGCGCATCTCTGTTCACATTGGCGTAAGGTGTAAGTATGGCAGGCGGAAGACCGAGTAAATACTCTCAAGAGTTAACAGATCGCATATGCGAAAGGCTAGCTAATGGTGAGTCTATGCGGTCTATATGTCGTGATGAATCAATGCCGGTAATGTCCACAATATTCAAATGGATGCGAGAACATGAAGAGTTTTCGAACCAATACGCGACAGCTACTGACATGCGCGCCGAGGCAATGGTAGAAGATTGCTTGGATATTGCTGATAACATTGATGGTCAGCCAGTAATGATTGATGGCGTTCCACTGGTCATAGATGGCAAACCAGTGTGTGTTATTGATAACGTATCAGTACAGCACGCAAAGCTGAGAGTCGATACCCGTAAATGGCACGCATCAAAGTTGAAGCCTAAGAAGTACGGCGACAAGGTATCGCAGGAAGTATCAGGGCCAAACGGCGGGCCAATAGAACACAAGGCAACAGTCATCACTTCAGAGATGGACGCAGAAACAGCGGCACGACTCTACCAGCAGGCAATAAATGGATTATCGGAATCCTAACTACTCTGAGATATACGCCAAGCGTGCGGCGCATCTTGCTAGGTTGCGGGCTGATCCTAAGTTGCTCGCAGCTTGTCATGTTCACTACAAGCACAACCCGTGGGACTTTGTGAATGACTGGGGCATGACGTTTGACCCACGAAACATCGAGCGCCACCTGCCTGCAAGTATTCCGTTTGTGTTGTTTCCAAAGCAGATAGAGTTTCTCAAGTGGCTGCATGAACGGTGGAGGAATGGAACTCCAGGACTTGTTGAGAAGTCCAGAGACTTTGGCGCTACTTGGCTTTGTGGCGCGTATGCGGTGGCAATGTGGCGCTATCACGATGGCTTCACTGTCGGCTTTGGTTCACGCAAGGAAGAGCTAGTCGATAAGAACGGCGACCCGAAGACCATATTCGAGAAGATCCGTTTCTTTATAAACAACCTGCCAACAGAGTTCAGGCCGAAGCTGTACGATCAGGGCAAGCATTCGGCTTTCATGCGTATCATCAACCCGGACAACGGCGCAACGATTACCGGGGAGGCTGGCGATAACATCGGGAGAGGCGGGCGGCAATCTGTTTACTTTGTGGATGAGTCGGCATTCATTCAGAGGCAAGACGCAAAGGACGCGGCGCTATCTCAAAACACAAACTGCCAGATTGATATTTCAACGCCAAACGGCAACGGTAACGCCTTCTATCGGAAGCGCATGAGCGGGAAAGTGCCGGTCTTTATCATGGACTGGAAAGACGACCCACGAAAGGATAAGGCATGGTACGAAAAGCAGAAGTCTGAACTCGATGAACTTATCGTTGCTCAAGAGATAGACCGCGATTACAACGCATCGCAAGAGAACGTATTTATTCCTGCCAAGTGGGTGAATGCGTGCGTAGATGCTCACAGAAAGCTAGGCTGGGAACCGTCTGGCATGAAGTCAGTAGTGTTCGACCCGGCTGACGTAGGTGATGCGCGAGGCTTAATCGTAAGACATGGCAACGTAATTACGCTGGCTAACGAGATAAAGATCGGGGATATCCGAGACGCATTGCCGGTGGTGCGTGATGTCTTACAACGATCCGGCACGATAGACCAGTTTGTTTATGATGCCGATGGTATGGGCGCTCCTATCATCAAGCTGGCAATCGAAGACGACCTGAAATGCCGGAATATCCCTTGTGTCGATTATCATGGTGGCGGCGAGAAGGTTGATCCAGATCAACGCAATGAACTGTTAGGAAGAACCAACGCGGAAGCCTTCGCTAATCGACGCGCTCAAGACTGGTATGCGATCAGAACAAAGTGTGAGAACACCTACAACGCAATAGAAAAGGGCGTTTATACCAACCCATCTGATATGATTAGCTTCGATAGTCAAAAAATTGACAGCAGAACACTTGAAAACATGAAGGCCGAGCTATCCAGACCGCAAAGAAAGTATGACGGGGCTGGAAAAATCAGAGTTGAAAGCAAGGCAGAGATGAAAACTAGGGGCGTATCATCGCCCAACTTGGCTGATTGTGTGGCAATGTCCGAAAACAAGCCGAAAAAACAGGCATCTTGGGATGAATTACCCGATTTATACGAGGCATACAGAGTATGACTACATACGCGAAAAGACTGGTGATTGTAGGGGACTCAATAGTTCAGGGTGGAAAGCGGGTAGTTACGAGCGCTTCTTTTTCGGGATCTGGTACTACTGGAACCATAACGAGCGGGACTAACTTCATCCCAGGCGGTAAAATCTACATAACAAACGCAAGCGCAACAGATGATGCGTGGAATGGTGTCAAAACTATCGACACTTTCTCTGCATCTGGTGCCACGTGTACTTTCACAAACGACACAACGCTGACGGCATCGCCAACGGTTGATAGTGCGTTTTCATTCATTACAATTGGATATGATTACCAGTCAAATGAACGCGACTTCTATAACTTAGCAAATGGTAGAACTAACTTACCATTCTCTGAAATAGTTAATCGTGCTGGTTCTGGACGACGAACTGACCACGTTCTAGCGAGGATTACAGACGCCACTTCGCTCAAGCCGGGAGCCATTGCAATACAGTGCGGGACAAACGACTGCTTACAGGGGATTGCAGATGCGACAATCAAAGCTAACATCGAATCCATTGTTATCAAATGTCTGAGTGCTGGCGCTTTAGTGTTTCTGCATACACTTCCACCAATAGGAACATCTGCATCCGGCTACACAACCACAATCCGCAACAGGGCGCTGCGAATAAACCAATGGATTAAGAGCTACGCACGAGCTACGCCGGGAGTGATCCTGATTGATGCGTATGCGGCGGTAGTATTGGCGTCTGATGGTGATTGGCGAACAGGATATAGTTCTGACGACATTCACCCAACGTCAATCGGCGCACATGCTATTGCAGAGCATATCAAAACCGTATGGGATGCTATTGGTTTATCTGGTACTAACCCGTTAGTCAGCTCGACAATAGATTGTTACGACACAGATAACACTAATCCTAACGTAGCAATGAACCCTGTAATGAACAGTTCAGGAGGTACTACAGGGACGGGATTCTCCGGCACCATGCCTCTCAACTGGACTATTAGCCGCTGGGCAGGCACCCCAACAGCGACCGCAGCGCTGGTAGCAAGGGCAGATGGTGCCGGTAATAACATGGAAATAACTATGACAGGAAGTGCCAACAGTGACCAAGTTTTGCTCAGTCATTTTATAACTAGCGGCCAGACACGGGTAGCGGCTGGCGATACTGTACAGCTCGAACTTGAATTTGGGATGTCAGGATCGACCGCACTACGATCCAGAACTATTGCGATTTATTACCAATCCACAGGATCGGTTGATAACTGGATTTACGCTTCGACTGATGACGGATCTGATCAGAATCTGACAAACCAGACAGTCATATACAGGACATCTCCATTTACTCTTTCAGCTAACCAAACTCTGAGCAATTTTCAGATTTATATCATTCTCAGATTCAGGGGATCAGATGCCGGAGTTTATACGGTAGGTCGTGTTTCTCTGCGTAAACTTTCGCCGTCAACACTCACGACAGATAGGCGATACATTACAAATAGCGTGATCTTAGATCAGGCCGTAACTAGAACGGAGGGGGTATAACATGCCCAACATTTCGGCAGCAGGAACATACACAAAGGCTTCTGCGGGATGCGTAAAGCTGCAAGCAACAAATGCACAGCGCACTTTGCTTTTTGCTGGGACATCGCTTGGTGCATCATGCACGGTTCAATATACGGATGATGCAGGCGTCGATCGCGACATTCCAAACGGTTCAATAACGGTTCTTCCAACCGCTTTGATGGTTACTGCGGCAGATGTTGACCTGAAAATAGTAGTGACTGGATCGCCTAGTTTTAATGTGACAATTTCCGCAGTGTATTCATAAGGCTGAATAATATGACCTCCGATAAAATGACAGATGACGAGCTGTTAAATCTAATCGAGTCAGCAGATAGCGACGCTCAAGGCTATGCGACGCTTTTAAAGTCAATCAACGATAACAACGAAGACTTCTACAACTGCGCGCCGTGGAATGAACAGAGAGGCCGGTCGAAGGTTATCTCAACCGACGTTTATGACGTGGTTGAAGCTCCACAGCCTGCAATCGTTCGCATGTTTATGAGCGCCAAGCAGATCCACAAATTCAAGCCGCGCAACTCGTTGAACAAAGCAGACAAGGCCGAAGCTGACGAAAAGACCGAGTACATTAACTGGATTATCCGCAACCAGAATGACAGCTACAGGCTATACACAGGCTGGATGAAAGAGGCGCTGATTAAGCAGGCGTCTATCCTTACATACGAATACTGTGAAGATGAGGAAGTATTAGAGCGTGAGTATGAAGGAATCAGCCAAGACGAGTTCATCAAGCTGTTGATGGATTTGGACGCCGACAAAGACACAGACTACGAAGTGCTAGAGCAGGAAAACGATGAGGACGGCATTAGCTTAAAGCTGAGAACAACTACCTATAAGCGTGAGTATGTTGTGTCTCCCGTTGATCCTGATTCGTTTCGCATCTCAAGCACAGCGATCAATAAGGATGACGCTGACATTGTAGGGCATGATCAGGTAGTAAGGCGTGGCGATCTGATTGCCAAAGGCTATGATCCTGAGCTTGTCGAAGCATTGCCACGAAGTACACATTTATTCAGCGGCACGTATTACGAAACAGCCGCGACAACTAACGACCCGGCCAATGATCTGATTGTGCTGAGTTATCGTTACCCGAAGATTGACTATGACCGGGACGGCATTCCAGAGCGCAGGAAGATTGTCTATTCAAATCGCACTGTATTTGAAAACGAGTCATTCAATCATGTGCCTTATGCAATCCTAAGCTCGGTGATTATGCCTAGAAAGGCAATCGGTAAGTCACTGGCTGAAGTCACGACGAAGACGCAAGAGGTCAAATCTACCCTTCTTCGAGGCGTATTGGACAACACCTACGAGGTAAACACTGGGCGGGTGGTGGTTAATACAGCACAGGAAACCAACGTTGATGACGTTCTAACCAATCGACATCGAGGCATCATCAGAACTAAGGGCGATCCTAGAACAGCCGTGGCAGCGCTTGAGACGCCTTTTGTGGCGGATAAAGTCTTGGGTGTCATTCAGTATATGGATTTTGCCAGAGCGCAGAGAACCGGCACAAACATGGCCAGCATGGGACTGAACTCCGATGGATTGCGCGACGAAACAGCGGCACGGTTCAACGGTGTTACGGATGAAGGTCAAGAGAAAACACTCCTGATTGGTCGCAACTTCGCAGAAACCGGCTGGCGTGAGCTGTACGAAGGTTTGGCATGGTTGGTAAGTCATTGCCAGAACGAGCGCATGGAAATTGAAGTCCTAGGTAAGCCGCTCACTGTAAACCCTGCATTGTGGCGGTATAACCATAAGGTAGATACAGAAATTGGTTTGGGATCAGGTAGCGACGATGAGCAAGCATCGGCACTGATGACCATTTACCAGATTCAACGCGATCTGTTGGCCAATGGAGCGCCTATTACCGACTGGGCAAAGGTATATAACACGCTCAACGAGGCAATGAGAACGCTAGGCTT